TTGGGTGTGTTCCAGTTTGCGAATAGATTAGAGGCCGCCTGCGGTGTTTTGGCGAAGAGGACGATGCCGGTGGTGGCTCGGCCCAACCGGTGGACAGGGTTTGCGTTGGGGGTTTGCTTTTGCACCAAGCGCAGGAGGGTGTTTTCCATGAAGCCGCCGCCGGGGAGGGTGGGCAGCCCGCTGGGTTTGTTGACGGCCAACAGATGGGGGTCTTCAAACAGGACTTCGAAGTGCTGAGGGGAGTCTGGTTCGATCCAGGGTGGACGGTTCCAGACAAGGGTTTGGCCTAAAGTGACCGATTCGCTTCCGGTGGCGGTGACGCCGTTGAGGGTGACTTCGCCGTTGTTCAGTTTTTGTTGCCAGGCTTGTGGGGTTGAGTGGGGGTAAAGGCTTGCCAAGTGGGAGAGCAGGGTTTGTGCGTGGTATTTGCTGCTGATGATTGTGGTGTAGGCATAGCCCCGGTTGAGCATGTAGTTTGAGTGTAAGCTATGGCGTCTGCGGCGCCGCGACCAGAAGGCTTTTTGCGATCCAATCGGCGCGAGGGAGCCCAGACTGGCCGAGTGCTTTAATTTCCCTTTCGATGTCATATTCGACGCCCCGAATAGAGAGTGTGGTGCCATCGATCAAGAGGTATGATGCAAACTTACCAACAATGATTTGCGCCAACCAGACTCGCGCCCCCCGTGCTCTTCTCGATTGGCTGCGCAGGCTTGCCTGCCGCAACTCGTCGGTGTTGCGATCCTAGCGCGGCGGCAACGAGCGAAATATCACCAAGTCACTCGCCGACAGGTTCTGGGCGGATGACGCGCTACTCGGAGAATGCTCACCGATTCAGTTCTGCGTCGCGACTAGAATGCAACGTTACAGCACGGGCGAAACTGGCCCGATTGACTTGTCGTCTCATGTCGTGACCGGTGTGGCAACCGCGATCTGGTTCTGGACTGGCGTGTAAATGTCCACCGCGCCGTTGATAGCTCGGATGGAAACGATGAGCGCGTAGCGTACTCGGCGACCATACCGCTTGTGCTGCGGATTCTCCTTCCACCAACCGCCCACCGGATACACTCCAATCGCGGAGCGTTGAGCAAGTTCCACGGCACTTCCCCGCCAGTAGTCTGAATGGATCGATCCGACATTGCGGATGCGCCCAAGGTACCAATTGTCCGCGCCCGCGGGCACAGGTGCGAGGCCTTCCTCCTCGGCTGTCGTCGCAGCGTTGATTCGGCGTTTGAATTCGTCGACGCTCTCCAGCGCCCGTTTGACGGCGAAGCGTAGGGCGTGCGAAGCATAGCGGTGCCGCCGGAGCCAGCCGCGCTCCCCCGGATTCGGCTCAATGAAGTAAGCAAGCGTCACCCTCAATGCCACTTCGGTTTCGCCAAGCTCCTCCAGTTGCGTCCGTGGCCACGGGAAGTCGTGAAAATTCATATGGCGGGTCTTGATGGTGCCGGCATCCTTCCAGAAAGGCTCCACTTCGTCTTCGGCAATGAGCGTCAGATCGTTTGCAGCGCTCAGGACGGCGCGTTCGTAGCTCGGGACTCCATAACCGTATTTGCGCAGCAGCGAGCGCTTCTGCTGCGCCGACACGGCAGCGTCGAACTGCGGCCGCATGGCCGGTGTCCATTCAGCAGAGTGAATCATCAGCGCGCGGATCGTTTCCGGCCAGCGCTGCGGCATGGCGGCCAGAATGCGTCCTGCAAGATGGCCGGCCATTGCGGTGGCCGCGCTCGTATCGCGGAAGATGTCGAAGTGCCGTAAGGTGGGATCGCGGTACGTGGTCAGCAGGCCAAGATCGTCCGGACAGTCACATTGGTCGCCGGCAGCCGCCCAGTTGCCGCCCTCCATGAGGATGTCAGGTTTGATGGGCCATTGCCGGTCCCACATTAGAGATGTCCGGCTGGCAGGGCACAGGTCCCCGGCAGGAGCGATCGGTTGCCACTCGGCAAAGCTCGGATCGGCCAGATTCGTCTTCTGGGTAAAGGCCCCTACCGTGATTGCATTCCAGGCCTGCGCCGGGTTGTCGATAGATTCGATTTCATTGCGCGCTGGATATTGCGCCTGGCAGAGGCCCTCCCGGATATTGCCGGCCGAGATCAGTATGAGGCGTCTCGTCGTCTCGTCACCGAACGAGAGCTGATCGATGGCAGCGGACCAGGAGGACGGTCGCCCGCGATTGGTTCCGATGTCGCTGGTGACAGCCAGACACACGGCACGGCGACGGTCCGGCGCGGCGACCTCGGCCCGCGCAATTGACTCGCCAGTAATGGCTCCAAACAGCCTCGGTTCGTTATCGCCCTGATCGGGAAGAATCTTGACGGACTCCAGGCAGTGGGTTAGTGGCACTGGGCCATTCCCTTCTAGCCACGGCATGAGATCCCCATAAAGCGCCGTGCCCGCCATATTGGTCCCGTGGCCGTGCAGGTCACCGTCGGCCCAGGTCGGGTCGTATTTGTGAACGTCGTTGGCATCGAGCCCCAGCACGAGCAGCGGATGCGCCTGAGTCGTGCCGGTGTCGAGGATACACACCGCTACGTCACGGTTCTCGGGTCCCACAATCCGTTCGGCGAGGTCCGCCGCCCAGGCAGACTGCTCGACATTTGACCAGGAAACAAACAGCGCCGGCGTGTCCTTGGCCCGGCGTATTTCTGCGATGGAATTGCTGTTCAGGTACAGACGCCCGAGCGTCTGGGTGTCGGCGTAGACAAGCCGCACCTCGCGGTCTGGGAAAACGAGGCGATGGTGTTCGACCGGGAGTTCCAGCCGAATCGCGACTAACTCGAATGCCTCGACGTAGCCCTGGCGGATCCACACCTCCCACCAAATGCTCTCGCCCTCGGCTGGTAGCAGCGCCAGTTCGTCGGTGTAGACGGACCGGACGGCTGCTAGGCGGATTGTGTTAATGCGGGCGATCAAGTCTTCGTTTTTCGGCCGGCCGGGTTTCGGTTCGACGGACGGATCTTTGGACTTTCGGGGTTGCGTGTTCTGGGATCGATATTCTTCGATCTTGGTGCGAAAATGATCCGTGGCAGAGTCCGGCACAAACACGGTTGCCACCGCTGGCGCAGTTTCGGATTCCTGCCGGAAAGCGACCAATTCGATGTGCTTAAGCCGGTTTTCGAGCAGTTCGGCAGCAGTTTCGGCGCCAGCCGGGATCTCGAAGTCGAGGTAAAAGCCAGGCGTACCCGTGAGCAAGCCGGGATCGCGTTCCGCTCGTGTCAGTTCAGCCGCCGTGAGCGCCTGAGTGACAGCGTCCCTCAACGCGTCGGCATGCTCAATGCGCTCCCTCTGCGGCAGTTTGTGCCGCGGCGGCGGGACTTTGCTGGTATAGGATTCGGCATGACCGCTGTCTCGTAGATATAGGTGCGGCAAATCGCGCGGAAACTCGGGCATTTACGGGCAAGCCGCCTTTCGCTCCCGCAGGGCGAGCAGCAAGGCCTCGGAGGTAACGCACTTGGAGCCACCCAGCACAGCCTGCTTGGCGGCTTCCTCGGCACCGCGCGCCAGTTCGGCGTGACTCAGCCCCTCAACTTCCGACAACACCTGATCCCAGTACACCCCGGCCGTCTCAAATGGGGCCAGCTTGCGCTTGAGGATCTCCTCAGCCATGCCGTGATCGGGGAGCGCGTATTCGATTACATCATCAAAACGCCGGAACAGGGCGCGATCAAGCATTTGAGGGTGATTCGTTGCAGCGACGATCAGGCTGTCGGAGTTGTCTTTTTCGACGAGTTGCAGGAAGGAGTTGAGGACGCGGCGGATCTCGCCCACGTCGTTCGCCTGCGTGCGATGCGCGCCGAGCGCGTCGAACTCGTCGAACAAGTAGACGCCGCGGCTCTGTCGGATGGCATCGAACACGAGCTTAAGCTTGGCAGCGGTTTCGCCCATGAACTTCGTGATCAATCCTTCCAGCATGATAGTGAAAAGAGGCACGTGGAGTTCTCCGGCGAGTGCTGAGGCGGTCATGGTCTTACCAACTCCTGGCGGACCGATAAATAGAAGCTTACGCCTGGGTTGCAGCGCATGTTCATGGAGACGCTTTCGTTGCCTCTGTTCCACCAGCACCCGATGGAGACGTTCGGCGAGTGACGGGGGCAAAGCCATGTCGCCAAGACGCAATGTTGGGGTCTGAACCGAGAGCAGATTGGCCAGTTCCCCGCGAGGTTCGAGGACGAGCAGCTGGCCGGGCCGATTTTGGGCGCCTGCCCGCATTTTCGTCTGGTCAATCAAGTCATGCAGTTGCTGGGCGATCGCGCCGTGACCGAGACGCGCCTCATGCGCAGCCGCCTGCATGGCAACCGACAAGAACTCTCTATCGTCCCCGGCGAGGTGGCTCTTCAGCAGTGCGATCAAGTGACGAGCAGTGCTCATTTGTTCCCTCAGTTCCCAAGGCTACACAGGCGGGCGCAGCAGTTGCCGCACTAAATACTGACATGTGGATCACCGATCAACTTTCGTTGCCGAACTATAAATCGCGGTGCTCCGTGCCAATAGATATGATAAATCCTTTTCGACGAATGGCCTCCAACAACGAGCCCATAAGGGCCCTCGAGGCGTAACCCCGTCTCCTTCAACTGGCACGGCGGAGCCGCGTTGGTTCAGCCAGGAAGCGCGCGATGCGCTTGCCGAGCGTGCCATTTGGCTCGCGCTCGCTGCGTTCCCACTGGGCCAGAGTTGAGGGATCGACGCCCATTTGTTGGGCGGCTTCCTTCTGACTCATGCCGAGTTCGGTTCTGCGCCGAACGAGCTGATCCGCGATTGTGGTCGCGACAGGTAGGGGGTTGTACCCGACGAAGTTGATGATCGCTGGCACGAAGCGAAGCTCCGGGACGCTCTGATTCGCTTCCCAGTTGTACACGGAGGAGGCGGTGACGCACAGCTGCTTCGCCAGGTCTTTCTGCCGTAGCTTCATCGCGAGACGCTTCCGGCGGATGTGGTCTCCGATGGTTTTGGGCTCGGCCGGGATGCGCACGACCCTGCCGCCGACGTACGAGGTTGGCAGAGAGGCCAGGCCGAAGCGGTAAGTCACCGTCGTCCGCGCCTGCTTCACGCCGCAGGTCTCGACCGTCTCCACTTGAATCCCTGCTACTAGAATCTCGATGAGCTGCCGCTTCAGTTCCCACGACACGGGCTGGTCGAGCCGCGTCCGCAGCTTCGTCAGCAGAGCTTCCGCCGAGTCGACCGCTTTGGCGACGGAGTCGATGCCGCGAAGCTGGCTTCCCAGTTCGCCAATCTGAGCATGCAACGCGCCCTCTTCCTTGGCAATGTCGTCCACCTGCGCGTCGAGCCCGGCGTCGCTCAGCCTGCCGCGACGGTACAACGCCACCACGCGGTTGCGCTCCGCAGCCTTCTCCTCCAGCGCCGCTTCGAGTCGCTTCAGACGTTCGCGAACCTTACCGGTGTCCTGGACCTCGGCCTCCATCTTGGCCTGAAGCTGCGCCAGCACCGGCCCGGGATTGCGGAGGAAGCTCTCGATGTCCACCCACACCTGCCGCTCCAGATCATCGCCGCGGATGTTCTTCGCAGTGCATTTGGCGGCGAGAAGGCGGGGTGTGTTCGCACCGTTGCACCTGTAGTAGAATTCGCCCTTGCCCCTTTTCCGATCCGCCTTCATTCCGATGTAGGTGAGCCCGCACAGCTTGCATTTGATCAGGCCGCGCAACAGGAACTTGTGCCGAGCGCCCCGCACGCTGAACAGCAGGTGGGATTTGATGGTCGCTTGCGCCTTCTTCGAAATCTCCTCGGTCACGATCGCAGGAACCGCGCGCGCCACTGGCTGCCGCTTGCTTGCCGTACGCTTGCCCCAGGCGTGGACACCGTAGTATGTTGTGCTTGCCAGAATGCGATTGACGCGCGGACCCATCCAGATGCCGCGCGTGCGCTCCTTGCGTTTGTTCCTGAGAACGAGGCGCTCATCGCGCGCGTAGGCGCAGGGAATGCGCAGAGCGTTCAGGTGCTCGGCGATTTGGCGGCAGGACTTTTTCTCCACCCCCGCCATGTGAAATATCATGCGCACGACGTCGGCTTCCGACATGTCGAGATGCGGGATCAGCTCATCGGAAGCGACGATCCTGGCGTGGCGCTTTTCTCCCGTCTTGCGGTAGCCGTAGGGAACGATGCCGCCCAGCCAGGAGCCCGCTTCGGCAACGCGGCGTGTGCCAGCAACGGAACGCTCTCTGATCACCTCGCGCTCGTGCGTGGCGAAGCCGGAAAGCATGGTCAGCATCAGGCGTCCAGTGGCGGAGGCGGTGTCGAACTCCTCGGTCATCGAGCGCACGCGGACGCCTAGCTTCTCCAGTTCCGCGACGGCATTCAAAATCAGCCGGGTGTCACGGCCGAGGCGGTCCAGACGGTAGACCAGAAGCTGGTCGAAGCGGCCCACGCGGGCGTCGTGCAGGATCTGGGCTCCCTCTGGCCGCTGTTCCAATGGGACCGTGCCGGAGATGCCGTCATCGGAGTAGCTCTTAAAAACGTGCAGGCTGTGCAGGGCCGTGTAGCGATCGCCGAACTCGCGCTGCGTCAGGATGCTCTGACGCTCGCGCTGTTCTTCGGTTGATACGCGGCAGTAAATTGCGACGGCCATAATCAAGCGTTGCGAGGGCCAACCCTCGCGGCCCCACGACATGAGTCGCTCTGTGGCGGGGCAGAAAGCAAGTCGAAAATCGCGGATGTTTAGCTGTCCAGGAGCGCGCGGATGGCGCGAACCAGATCGTCAAGATCGAGCTCATCCGGTTGGGACCTGCGCTCGACCACAGGCGCGGCGGTCGAGGGCATCGCCACACGTTCGCTACGTGCGAAAGTCCCCTCGCCAGCGTGACTTCGGCCTTGCAATTCGTTTGAAGCAGAGTGATGAATCGTCATGCGCTAAACCAGGCGCAGAAAAAGGAAACGAAAACCAACATGACCAACGAACAGACGACCACAGCCGCCGCCGGTGCGGAACAGGGCGCGAACGTCGCGCTGGAGAAGGGCTCCTCGAAGAAGGCTGCCAGCAAGAAGAAGATCTCGCCCAAGGGCCAGAAAACGGCCAAGGGCGCGAGGCCCCAGAATACAGCCAAGACGAAAAAGGTACCGAAGCCCGAACGCAAAGCCGCCGCCCCGCGCGCCGAGAGCAAGGGCGCACAGATCCTGACGCTGATCCGGCGGCCCAAGGGTGCGACCCTTGCCGAACTCGCCAAGCTGACCGGCTGGCAGAATCACTCGATCCGAGGCTTTCTCTCCGGCACCGTGGGCAAGAAGATGGGACTCACCGTCGAATCCACCAAGCGTGATGACGGTGAACGCGTTTACTCTCTCAAGAAGTAGCATCCTGCTCCATCCCTACCGCCCGCCCGGCTTCTGCCGCGGCGGGCGTTTTTGCTTCCAGCACCGTCTCCGTCTCTATCAGCCGCAACTCTGCCCACCAGTCCGACAACGCCAGGCACAGCCCATCCAATGTCTGGATGCCCGCCGCGAATCAAAACTTCCTTGTCGGCGATCTCGTGGCTACGACGTTCTCTGTCCACGTCAGAAGGAGATGGTCAACAGACCGCGAGTCTCGTAAATGCTCCTCTGGCGCGGCTTCACCGCGATCGCTCGCGAGAGCGCGTTGACCGTTGCCGCGATTCCATCGATGCGTGACGAACTTCTCGACCGCTCCGGCTTGGTGAACATCAGGTTGTCGTTGTTCTCCTTGGTAGCGAGGCAGCTCGCATTCCACCGCAGCACCGGATGGCCGCCGTGATGGAGTTTCCCGCCGGCGACCAGTTCCAGCAACTTCTTCGACGGCTCCGACAGCGTGGCGACGCCCTGGCGGATCTCGACGCAGGAGTGTCCCTGCGTAACCAGCGGCACCGAGATCTGGCGGGAGTTCCACGGGTCGAAGCAGATCTCTTCAAGGTCAAACACTTCGGACGCCCACTCCAGGCGCGCCATGATGTCGCGGTAGTCGATCACGTCGCCCGACGACAGCTCGATGAATCCCTGATCGGCCCATCGCTGATACGGCATGCCGTCGCGCCGCTCGCGCTGGCGCACGGCCTGTTCCGGCATCCAGAAAAACGCCAGCACGTCAAAGACGCCGTCCTTTTCGGGAAACACCAGCGAAACGGCGGAGAGGTCCGTGGTCATTGATAAGTCCACGCCCGCCCAGCAGCGCCGCTTCTGAAAGTGCGCCATGAGCGCCGCAGACAACGGGCGCACTTTATCTCCGGAGGATCTCGGGAGAAGTCCCGAGGCGCGCCAATCGCCGGCGGATGCGTCCCACTTCACCATCTCGATCGCGCGGGATTCTTTCATGTCCCACATATTCAAGTAATACCTTTTGAAGGATGTGAGATCGCCTTCTGCTTCGTGGGAAACGTACTTCTCGCGAATCTTTTCGATATCGAGGAAGCCACCGTTTTGTTTGAGCGATGGATTGGCTTTGATCCAGGTAGCCGGATCTGACGGATCATCTTCCTTGGCGGCGCCGTAGATGCGGCCGTAGAACTTCGGATCCGACACGATACCCTCCTCGATCTTCCGGGCTTTCTCATGGAGCCGCCACGCAAGCGGAGATTCGTTCTGCACGCCGGCGGTGGTGATCGCGATAGTGAGCGTCTGCCGGCGCGTGATGCCCCCGTTCGACAGCACGTCCCAGTTATCGAGCTGTTTTCTAGTTTTCCATCTATGAATTTCGTCGGCGATGACGACGGCGGGATTTACCCCGTCCCCGAAATCCCCATCGGCGGCGACGGCGGCGTAGAACGACTCTGGGTCTGAGCGTTTGATGATCCGATGCGTGCCACGCAGCACTCGGAGCCGTCTCGTCAGCACCGGCGATTGGTCGACCATCTTGCACGCCGCGCGAAACACATTCAGCGCCTGCCGTGTAGCCGCAGCCGCGCCGTAGACCTGGCACCCGGGTGTGCTGGTGGTCAGCAACACGAACAAGGCAAGGCCTGCGGCCATCTCCGACTTGCCCGCTTTCTTCGGGACCTCCAAGTACGCCATCTCAATCACGCGATTCCCCGCGTCGTCGAGCTCGCCGAAGATGGTACTGAGTGCTTCCTCCTGCCACGGGACGAGCAGGAACGGCGTTCCGAACCACTCGTCCGCCGTGTGTTTGAGAATGTGCTCGAAGAAGTTGCAGGCGGCATCGGCTTGAGTTTGTGAAAATGGCATCGGCTATTCGTTCGTGATCAGTTCACCGATTGCTGCTTCCGCTCGCGCGGCTGCGAAAGAATCGCGATGAGATCATCGTCTGCATCAGCCGGCTTGTCGACGGCGAGACGTGTGCGCGACACCGGCGACAGCCCAAACTCCGAACAGAACGCTCGTAACACCATCCACGCCGCATTCATCTGCGCCACGGCTGGATGAGGCTTGAGCCCGCCGACCACCAGCGTGTTCGTCTGCGGGTCCAAAACGCGCTTGGCGATCACGCGCCCTTGCTTCCGAATCGTCAGATAACATTCAATCGCGGTTTCGAAAGCAATGCAGGCGCCCTGAAGCATCGGACCGTCGGGCCTGGAATCGAGATTCATTCGCTCCAGCTCCTCCGACCACATCCTCCACGCCTTTCGCGCCAGCCCTTTCAGGTGGGCTGGACACGACGGCAGGCCCTGTGAACCCTTAGGTTCACCTTCGAGCCTCCGTTCGAGCACGCGAGCGCCGTGCTTGCGCGGATCACCTTCGGCGAGCTGAACCTTCGTCGGCTTTGGTTTTCGGCCCCTCATCTGTGACTCCCAATCCATTGATTTGCCATTTCAAATTCGACCGTTCTGAAAAATCCGTTTTGAATTTCGCGGAGTATCACACGTAGCTACGCAGTGGTCACAAAACCGTTGAGGCCGAAGGGAATGAGGTACCCCCCTCCCCAGGCCGCCCGATTCACGTCCGCGGCAAACGTGCACCGCCGATGATCGCCTGATCCAATGGATCCTTCGCCTCTGACTCCGTCGGGTTGGCATAAATGCGCGATTCGCGCGATAGGCGTCAGCCCAAACTCCCGCGACAGTTTGTTGATCGCTTCGATGCACGTGTTGACCGCCGCGAGCAGCGCACTCTGCAACACGTAACCGCTCGGCGCCTTGTGAAGGATTCCGGCCTCGTTCAACTTCTTCTGCGCCCGAACCATCATCAAGATGTGCCGGGCACTTCGGTGCGATCTGGCGCGGCTGCGGTTCGGCGTGATTGATCGACCGCTTACCTGGACGACCCTGCGCCACCTCTATCGCGGTCGGCTTCGGCGTTGGACCTCGATATCCCACGTTAATCTGCTCCTTTCTGTGTATCGGCCGCGGGCTCGCATCGTTCCGACCGGACTCCATCAAACGTCCGTTCATCGCCGTCGAGCACGGCTTGCTTGCCACTCAGGGCTTGCCAACGCTGGACGACGACGTCCATGTACTTCGGATCGAGCTCCATCCCATAGCACACACGCTGCGTCAGTTCTGCTGCCGCGAGGGTTGTCCCGCTCCCGAGGAACGGTTCATACACCAGCTCCCCGCGCCGGATGTGATTCAGAATGGGGCGCCGCATCAGTTCGACCGGCTTCTGCGTCGGATGATCGAACTTCTGTTCATCCGATCCGCCCATGATGAACTTCGGCGACGGCGACGACCAGATCGTCGAGTTCTCGCCCGCCTTCCCGAACCACGGAGCGTTCTTCTTGCGCACATACCAGCACGGCTCGTGCTGGAACCAGTAGTGCGTGCGCGTGAGCACCGTGCGGCCCTTATCCCAAATTATCTGTTGATGATGCAGGAACCCTATCCGCAAGAGTCCATCAAGCACTTCGCGTGTGAACTTCGAGGCATGCCACACGTAGGCGACCTCGAGGCTCGGCACGAGCGCGAACGCGTCGGACCAGTCCGCGCGGGTGTCGCCCGAGATCGTCGTTTCGGTGTGCCCGGCGGTGCGCTGCTTCATGTAGCTCGCCTGCGCCGGCCCGCAGCCATTCAGCCCGGCGCGATCCCGCCATTCTGAATCCAGCTCGATTCCGTACGGCGGATCGGTGACCATCAGCCGCGGCTGGCGTTCGCTGAGAAGTCGCGCCACCGCTTCCGGGCTGGTTGAATCGGCGCACAGAACCCGATGCTGCCCTAACAGCCAGAGGTCGCCGGACCTCGTGACCGGCGATTCCGGAAGTGGCGGTGCGGCGTTAGCCTTCTCCTCCTCGCCAGTCGCAAGCAAATCGTCAAGTTCGCGCGGGTCGAACCCTGTCAAGGCGAGATCAAAGTCCGCCGCCTGGATGTCCTGCAGCTCAAGGGCGAGTAGTTCCTCGTCCCAATCCGCCCATGTAACCGAGCGGTTCACCATGAGCCGGAATGCCTTCACTTGTGCCGGTGTCCACTCGTCGCACAGGATCACCGGAATCTCGCTGATCCCGAGCTTGCGCGCGGCCTTGAGGCGAAGATGCCCGTCGATCACCTCGCCGTCAGCGCGTGCGAGCACCGGAATCTTGAAGCCAAACTCCCGCATCGAGGCGGCCATTCGATCGACGGCCGCATCGTTCTTGCGCGGATTTCGAAT